TAGTTTGTTTATCCCGCTCACTATTCATAGCAGTACCATCACGAATACGCAATCCACTGTTTCCGTGTACGAATAATGCGTGAGGCATCTTGTTATATTTTTTGCGATTATTCAGATAACGGGCGCAAGCACCGTCAATAGAATTATGTATGTTATCGCGTGAAACATCAATGCCGAAAACAAAGTTCAATTTGCTACGAATCCATTTGGGAAGGTCGCCTGCTTTCCCTACAGCATAATCAATGAGGTTGTCTTTTTGATTTGATACACCCATAATCAATTTCTTTTTAACATATAAATTGTGAAAGTCGCGTAAAGAACGCGTTTGTGTTTCCACTTTTGTGTTACGATAGTATACTTCTGTATCTTCCAAGTATTCAGGAATATCACTTCCAGTCATAATCATACCACTTGTGATGGGGTGATGGATAGTGTGCCAATTACTATTAGCTACGTGGTATGCATTACCATAGTTTCTCAATCCTGCTTTCAATTCCGCTGTTTTATCATGACGAACCCGAATAGGAACCCACTTCCATTGGTCTTTATTTTCGTGTACATATTTAAATTCTACAATCATATTTTCTTCAAAGTATTCTCCATCTTCAGTTGTCATAACAGAATACCCATCGTGTGATTTCAATTCAATGTTACACAAATGTGCGTCTACCATAGATGGATTAGTGGGTTGGAATGGAACCGGTTTGTATCCATCGCGATTATCATAATTACTTTCGTTAGGTAATTCGCCTTGAATAATTTGAGCGCACGGATTTAAATATCCGTGTTTAGTCTGGTCATATCCACAATGTAATACCAGCGTTTTGTATTGCGTCACAGGATTGCTGCTTTGGGTTTGTGTTCCGTCTTCAAATACATTATATACCTTCTCTTGGTTGTTGGTATCTTTTTGTACGGAAACCAAGAAATCAATGGTATTATATTGAGGTGGCTTCCACTTAAACGAAAAGTCCCACGTGGATTTATATAGAGGTCCCGGTTCGCCATCTTCCATGCTTCCGCCTACCGGCAAATAAGCCGGTGTGAAGATTAGACCATCTGTTTCGTACTCAAATTGACCGTCATTCACACGGGACAATACATTATTACAACACCTAAATATGTCTTTTACATCGGAACTTGCTTCGAATTCTTTTATTTGGAAACGAACACCGGAAGACATTTGTTTTTTATTGGATTTAACTTCTTGGTCGCGCGATTTATCCAAAATGGAGATGGCGTCTAACTTTTGAATAAAATCCCCCAATTTCAAATAGCGAGATTCCGTTTCAGTTACTTCATTCTCCTCACTGTCATCTTTTTCAGAAACGACTATTTCTTTGCTGTAAAAGGGGAGTTTGCGTGTAGATTTTTCATTAATACAATACACATCGAAAGCAGCATATACGTGAATATCCTTGCCGTTTTTATCTTTTTTAATATATTCGCCATCTAATATACTGGAAAACAACTGTTTATTTTTGGTAACCGCCCCGGAGAAACGTACATTCATATTGGTATCTATAAAGTAAATCTTTCCTTTGCCATTTACAAAACATAACATACGGTCACCATCGGCTTTGTCAGTAACTGTGTAATCAACTCGAATATTAGGTGTTACGGAATCTTCTAACTCGGGAACTATATTTTCCATTTGTAATGTGTATGAGCTGGGACCAACAAAGTATTTGGAAGTAATCCGTTTCGTGTCTTCATTCTTTCCGTGAATGATATGTACGTATTCATTCAAAATGTCAGTACATTCATAGTAAGAAATTGGATAAGGAGTTTGTTGGAGTCCGGACAACACAAAACGAATGCATTTTCGCAGGTCTTGTAACAATAAATCTGGATTGCTGTAAGGCGTTCCGTTTCCAACACGTGAATTATCTACTTCTAATTCAATTTCGTATTGCTCTACATTATCCAAAACGCCGGCATCTTGAATAGTATACTGTGGAATAGGAATATAATTGTTTCGTTTGGATGTTTTTACAATACTAACATCGGCAAATATTGGATAATCTGGATGCGCGAACCGAACTCGATTGATTAACCGGAAAATCTTTTTATTATCTCTCCACTTGCTAATAATAGAACGCCCTATAGCGGTGCTGGTATGAAAATCTTGTTCTGTTTGAAAAGATACACGAAAGTTGTAATCATTCATGTCTACCTTACGTAGAGGCTGGTTGTATGCATCATATGCGGGCATTTTTTTGGTGAATTTGATTTTGTTTAATAAAGTAGATGGCATATTAATTAGCTTTGAAATATCGTTCGTTTCACAATATTTTTGTATCATATCGTTACCTACAATTTCCGCACGCACATTAGACATACGACTACGTCCATTTGCGTCAATGTATTCACTTTGAATACGTAGTAACTGTAGTCCTTTTGTATCACCAGCATTGAACCCACACGAATTTAATTTTTGAATTACATTATCATAGTTATTTTTTGTAATAGGGCGCTTCAATCGATGGTTTGTACCAAAACGGATTTCCAATTCATTTGTCTTATGTCCGTTACTAATATATGGATTTGTGCTGACATATTGCTTAACAATATTATTGAAATCTTGTTTAGTCGCCTTCTCTGGGACATTTGCTGCGTCTTCTTTTCTCATTTCTGTTGTACTCATTATGATTTAACTGTATATAGATAAATCATATTTTATTTTAGTGTTTCAATTTTACCATTTTATTTGGTGTAAAAGATTCTCATATAAATCTTGCTTTTTCATAGCATAATCCATATGTAGATTCGAAGCCATTTCTTGTAATTGATTCACTTTGTAAAAAGATAGTGGGCGTAATGGTTTGCTATAACTTTCTAAACTTATACGATTATTTTTTAGTTGTTGTATTTCTTCAACGGAACAGTCTGGTTGTATGTGAAAACAATTATCGTTATCCAACCGTAGGACTATGGTTTCATCTGCTTCTTCATATTGAATGTCCCAATAACTTTTTTGTTGCATATGGACGATGAAAATGTTTTTTTGAAAATAGCATGCATAAGCAAGAATGTTATCCAATGAGCTTTTTTTTATGTTTGTCAACAAGTCAGAATAAACTTCTTCAATTGCTACCTTTGTGATTTTTTGATTAACTTGTTTCCAACGACTAGGTTGTTGCTTCAACGTATCAACTATTTTCTGATGAATTCCTAATTTTTGGACTCCTTCATTAAATGAGATTCGGTTGTAATCTGCGTACCCATATTCACCTATATATAACGACCAAAATAAGGTATCGCGATGTTTCGGTGTAATATAAGGTAAAACCACTGGCTTAGGTTGTGGCGCGGAGGTTACTGTTTCTTTTGAATTTTCCATTTGTGTATGAGTATTATGAGTAGGTTGTTCTTTTTTTACAATAGGTATAATGGTTACCGGATTTTCATTTTCAATACTATGATGCAACATTTGGTTATCCAATTTTGCAATCAATTCGCATACATTATTGTTTTCTGAATAACAATAAAATATTTTGTCAGCAATTAAGCTCATATAATAGAGTTATATGATATAGGCACGCTGTCTTTATCTTCTTTTTCATCAAAGAATGATTTCTTGAACTCTTCCTTTTGATATTCAACTGTCTTCAGTGAGGTTTTTTGTTCATCAATGTATTCCAAATATCGTTCAATGTGTTTAATTAAGTGTTCTGGTAAAAAGGACATATTAATAAAAACACCATTTTTGTTTTCACTCAATTTAATTTTGTTTTCAGTAATAATGCGTAAAATTTCAATATGATGGTGCTGTTCTAATATCTCAATACGGGCTTTTAATATTTCTAAATCTTTGGACACCATGCTATTTTTATCATTCGACATATACAACGTAATATTATTTGAATAAAAAAATATATATTTATATGTTTTTTTACAAAGTCCTTTATCCAATCTAAGGTTCAAATGTTGGCAATAGTAGTGTATCGTCTGATTTATCGCCTCCTTTCACCTCTTTATAATTCATTTTCTCCCTTCTTAATTCAGCAATAATACAAATATAGGGGTCATTTAATTCAAATCGCACACCAATAACGTCTGCATTAATTGGTTGATTTTCACGAATGCTTTGGAAGTAACTGTCGTTATGATGATGGTCCCGTGCAATGAACACATTGATTGGCACATTTCCATCTTCATCTTGTACTTCACCATGAATACCTGCCTTTGTAATGGTTTTACTAATACACTGAATCGTATGTCCTTCCACTGGATAGCATACCATACATTCAAATGTGGTTTGGAATTCAATATGTTCGTTGTTAATTGTGCCATTAGAATAATTCAAAATACGAATAGAGCCGGGGCGAATATATCCTTCAACAATACATTTACCTTCTAATTGATGGGCTAAGCGAGCTTCTAAGTTTTGTTTAACGTTGCGCCCTACTTCACTTACACCTAAATGTATCTTTCTTGATAACAATGAACGATTGTATACGCCAAAGTCTTTTTTATCTTTATTTACAGGGGGTTTGTTTTGTTGTTGCGATTGCATGATTTATACTATATTATACTTATATCTTTATCTTTTTTTGTGATTCAATTTTTTCTTATGGGTTCTTCTTGAATCTGGTTTCCTTGTATGTCTATTCTTTTTGATGGTTTTCTTTGCCTTTTTATTTGAATAAGTTTTATTTTTACGCATCTTACGCTTCTTTTGTGATTTATTTCCACCTTGAATTCGTAGTCGGGGTTCTTTTTCACTCAAAGCATTGATTACTTGTTGTTTACATTGAGGTGATAATTTGTCTATAACACTATCATTTATGTTGGTTATTGGTTGAGCTACTGGAATTTCGTTTTCGTTTGTAGTTTCGCCAACAGGTTGAGCGTCAACAACCTGTGTAGTTTCGACAACTTGTGTTGCATCATCTACAGTCGTATCAGTAGGTTGAAGTGAAATGACTCTTCCCATTAGGTTTTCCGCACTAACTTTTGCGAGACGGTTATGGTCTGTATTCCGTTGACAAACATTGTTATCATTAGCATCTGGCCCTGGTTGAGGCTTACACGTAATGTATGGATCATACTCTATTAACCTATTTACAACGTCTGTATCATAATCACGTGTTTCATTCTTTTCTATCATACGTATGATTTTTTGCTGGTTATCTTTTTCCAGATTTTTCAAGAATTTGTTATTGATTAATGTATCAACTACTATTATTCCGTGTCTTAATGCTATATAATATTCATTATAATGGGTTATAAGTTGTAACAATAAAACTTCTGCTAACTTATTCAATCCAGAGTTATTCATCATCATCACAGTCAAAATACATAAACACTTACGGTCGTTGTGTTCTTTTGGTTCTTTGTATTTTGTGCTTGAAATTACATTATAACAACGAGAATCTTTATTATTGGTAAAAGAAGACAAAAATTTGTTATATTCGCCATCTACTTTTGTTATTTCTTCTTTCAATTCTAAAAGATCTTTTTCTGCTTTGGCTATGTCATCTTGATAAGTACCTTTTTTGTATCCGAATGTAAATACCTTTTCTTGTTCGGTTTGAAGGTTTTCCTTTTTGTTGCGTAATCTTTTGTTCATAGCCATAGCATCCTTATAAACATTACCTACAAGCGTTTCAAGTTGTCTCTTGAATAAGCTGACTTCATCCGCTACCCGAATATATGATACGGTTAAACTATTATAAAAAAGTTGTTTTTGTTCGTTGTCTAATTCTTTATCTGATTCAATATTAGCAAAGCATTCACTGAGTGTATGTAAAAAATTACTAAAAAGTGAAACAATAGATTGATGCTTATTTGAATCTTCTAAGAAGTCATAGGTAGCTAAATCTTTAAGCAGTACAGATAAATCACCAAATAAGGCAAGATACTGTAATATGTTGACTCTATTTGGTGATTTTTGTTCAAGTTCATTATTTATTCTATTCACAATATGGTTAAACGCACCTTTGTCATTACCATAATTGTGGTTAAAAAGAGTTTCTTCTATGTCCCTTACCGTTTCTTTGTTTTTACTTTTATCCTTTAATCTATTAATAAATGTACTTAAAGCTTCTTGTAAATTATCATCCTCATTAGTAAGGTCTACATATTGTATAAAAGCATCTGTTAATATATTTTTCGTTGATCGTCCGGTTTCTGTTGGTAAAAATGATGCCATCAGTTTAACTATATAATTACATTGCATTATATAATTACATTATTCACCTTTTACCCTTCTTTTTAGGTGCTTCAAACAAATGATTGTTTAAGTTACGTTCTGCTAATGACAATAACCATAATTTAGAATCGCTTTTTTCTTTATTATACGAACGCAATAATAGTTCAATGAACGTACACAAGGTAGCATTTGTAAAGAGCGACTTCATGAAAGCCTTGTCTTTTTGGTTTGTTTCTCCCCATTTATTCAAATAGTCTTGATTATATTTATTTACTTGTTTGGTAATACCATTCATATAGTTATAAATATCACTCACAGTAAAATTATTACAAACACGACCTAAATAATTACCTACTACCTTTGATTGTTTCAATTTAAATTCAATGTCTCCACTCTTCTTATTTACTAAAAATCCGTATAATTCACTTAAATTATTGCGTGTAAAAATATGTTGTTCTAAACCAGTTTTATAATTCCTTAATAACGCATCATTAATGGGAACAAGCTGATTATTTTCTATCTTGAATAGCTTTACTTTGTCGGTGTAAAACAAAAACGTATCTTTGTATCCAGATAATTCGTGTGCGTTCATATAGGATAATACAAAATCTTTGTATTCGTGCCCGTCCGACTGTAACATATAATTGAATAATGCTTCTTTTTTATCCCACTCTAATAAATCCAAATAGTGGTTTATTTTCAATTGTTTCCAATCATTTTCTGATAATCCCCCAAGTTCCTCCATCAGCAACCCTTTTACAATGTCTGCCCGGTAATACCAAGTCTTCTTATCCCCACTGCTATTTTCAATGACATCAACCATATCAGACAACAAAAGGGTGCTATTATCGAGAGTCGCCAATTCTTCTACATTGTTTTCAATACGACCCATTGTTGCGTTTTGGATTTGGTTGTTTGGTAACTTGGTAGGAATACGAACATTTGTATGTTTATCCTTATATTTAATAGGGACGCTACGTTCATATAGAGAAATGTATTCATCGGTGATTTCCAATGGTTGAAATAAAATATAATTTCCTTTTCTAATTAAATATCCTTTACGGTTATATTGGTCCAATATATAATCATTTTTGTTAGATGTAAAACGTTCTACTGCGAACTCAATGTGGTCTTCGTTATATGTATTATTAGCATTGATCAATTCAACCAATGCGTCATAGTGATAAAAAATATTCTCTTTGAATAGCTCACGCAATCGTTTGGTAATAGGCAAAATGCTATTCTTTGCAAACGCGCTGCTATTTGTATATTGAAAAGTAGTTTCTTTGTTGTATCCGTCTTGAAGCATACATTTGAAATCACACGATTCCATGTAGTCACAGGTAGAACTGTATGCTTTGTCTCCTATTTTATATGATTTGGAAGAAGCCATTGTGGAACTTAAAATCTCTAATTCTTTATTCATTTTCGTTTCTGTGAAGTTAGTTTGGTCGTGGTTTAACAAACAATCGGTAGCAACTTCTTTCAATAATCGGGTCACTCTCCCAATTTTCATTGCTTTCATTTCCGCATAACGGTAAATGTATAAATCAACTGTTTCTTTTTCTTCGACAGGAG